AGAGAGGGAATGTAACGATTGATGCTAGCTCTGGTTCAAGTGCTGTTGCTGGTGGGCCTGTAATTGAATTAATAGGTGATACAGTAATAGATGGAACACTTCATTGCCAAAAAACAATAACCGCAGATGGAGATGTAAAGGCAGATTTAGATGGCGATACTGTCTCATTAAAATCACATAAACATAATACTAAACTGGTACAATCTGGCGATAGTACTATAGAATCTGAAAAACCTTCTTAACGCTGGCTAGCTTGCTCGTTAATATGGCTTTTCGGAAAAAAATCTCGCTGGAAATTTTTAACTACCAACCTTTTGTATATAAATAGATATATGGCTAAAGAAATATTATCAGATAAATCGGTAAAGAATAAAAAGATATCGCGAGTGGCTCGTAAGGTAGCATTCCGTGATTTAGATCTAACACTTAAGTTACATCCAATCAGGAAAGATATCGTTCCACTGAAAGATGATAATGCTGTGAGAAACGCGCTAAAGAATCTCGTTCTGACTAACTTTTTCGAGCGACCTTTTCAGCCCTCGCTAGGTGCTAATTTGCGCGGCTCGCTTTTTGAGCCTGCCGATGCGATGACTAAGTTAGCCATCAAAGATAATATCGAACGTGTGGTGTCAGCAGAAGAACCAAGAGTTCGCCTCCTCGATATTGATATCGTCGACATCACAGAAAGAAATGCGTATCGTATTACGCTAAAATATCTCATAAGAGAGAGTAATAGAGAACAGGATGTAGAAATAGTTCTACGCAGAATAAGGTAAAGACAATGGCGACAAATTTAAATGTAACAGAATTAGACTTCGATCAAATTAAAAGAAATCTAAAAAACTTTCTTAAACAACAAAACGAGTTTACTGACCACGATTTTGAAGGCTCAGGATTAAACACGTTACTAGATGTATTAGCATATAATACTCACTATAATGCAATGAACGCTCACTACAGTTTAAACGAAGCGTTTCTTGACTCAGCTCAAATACGAGGTAATGTCGTCACTCGTGCTAAGCTATTAGGTTATACACCTCGTTCTATTCTTTCTGCAAGAGCAACTATTAATTTAGTTGTTGACATGGCAAGTGAGAATGCTTCCACACAAGGCTCTACTACTTCGTTAGTATTACCAAGAGGAACTAAATTTACAACTCTTGCAAATGGTGAATCATTTGATTTCGTTGCATTGGAAAATGTAGCAGGTGTTAAGTCAGGTAATAAGTTTACATTCTCTAATGTGGCAATTGCTGAAGGTACATATAAGACATTACTATATAGAGTCGATAACGATATTGAATCACAGAAGTTTCAGTTAGGCGATGTCGATGCAGATACATCTACACTCAGAGTTAGAGTACAACAGAACGAACAATCAGTATCACACGAAGTATATACAAAGTTTGAATCGCTACTTAATGTAGATTCTACTTCACGTATCTATTACTTACAAGAGAATCCTTCCGAGCTATTTGAAATATATTTCGGCGATGGTGTTATTGGTAAGAAGCCAGTCAATAATAATATTGTAACTCTTGACTATGTATTCTCAAAAGGTGCAGAAGCAAATGGTGCAAATGCATTTACAATTAGTGGAACGCTTGGTGGACTAGTTAATAGTACACATGAAGCAACAACAGTCACAGCAGCCGCAGGTGGAACCGAAAAGGAAACAATGGAATCAATCAGATTCAACGCACCACTTACATTCACATCACAAAATAGAGCTGTGACATCAGACGACTATCGTGGTATTATATTAAAGAACTTTGCTAACATTAGTTCAATATCAACTTGGGGTGGTGAAGATAATGACCCTGTTGATTTTGGTAGAGTCTATATTAGTATTAAACCACTAACAGCTGATGTATTAACAGAAGCAGAAAAGTCACAGATTAAAGACAACGTATTAAAAGGTAAGAACATTGTATCAGTTACTCCAGAGATAGTTGACCCTGCCTTTACTAATTTAGAATTAGATGTATTCGTAAAGTATAATCCAAACTTAACTGACAGAACTTCAGTTGATTTAGAAACATTAATAAAAGATGTTATTGCAGATTATAACTTTAATAACTTAAATAAATTTGATGGAGTATTTAGACATTCACAATTAACAAGAGCGATTGATGCAAGTGACCCAGCTATTTTAAATAGTACAGTGCGACCATTTATGTTCCAAAGCATATCAGCAAAAGCAACTGCAGCAGATAACGATCACTCACTTATATTTGCAGCACCATTCTATCAAGCTGGTAACTCAACAGACTTTATACTTACATCAACCTCATTTAAAATAAATGGTGTCGATCACTTCTTTGGTGATATACCAATTGAGGGCTCAGCAGAAAGAAAGATTATTATATACAAAGTAGAGGACGATGTAAACATTACTGTGGAAAAAGATGTAGGAAGAATAGATGTATCTAAAGGAACACTTAATGTAAAAGGATTCTCTATTGATACAGACACAACAATTACATTAACACTTACACCAAACAGTTTAGACATAGCACCAAAAAGAAATCAATTGCTTACAATAGATCCTGCCAAAGTATCAGTAACTCCACAAGTAGATACGATTACAACATCAGGTTCTTCTGGCTCAATTGATTACACAGTTAATTCAAGGTTAAGATAATATGGGAGATTTTAGTTCACCAGGATATATTGAATCAGTAGGTTCAACCAAGAGAAAAACAAAAGAGGATATCTCATTTGAGAATTTGATTCCTTCTGAAATACTTGCTTCTGTTGGCTCTGGTGGAATAAAAGATTTATTAAAAAGATATTATGAGTTCATGAACATGGACGAATTTCTTTATAACGAAACTTTAACATTTACTGATATCGTACTAAATGGCCAAGCACAATTTAGAATATCAGATCCAGATAATACTAACACAGAATTTTTCCAGGACTTTAACTTTGCTAATAGTACATTAAAAGATGCAAGTGGTGCAGCAATAACACAAGTAAAAGATGCTAATGATAGTTTAGAAACATTGCAAAACAATGCTGCATTTATTACTATTTCAAATGGTAATGAATTACCTGGCTCATTAGCTAATTCAACTAATCCATTAGGTAAGACATATACTATTACTGGATTACAAGATTATAATAACACATCTATCACATTAAGTACATCCATTAAACATTTTGTTGGGCCTGGTCCATCGTATGTTCTTAACGCTATCGAAGAAGCAATGGATATAGATCAGAATACTAGTAACTACCTTGAGTTAATGCAGAAGGAAATTGCACAAGCTATTCCAAAAGATCTTACTACAAATAAAAGACAACTCTATAAAAAGATTGTAGACTTCTATAAACTCAGAGGTTCAGATGATTCAGTAGATATATTCTTTAGATTATTATTCGATGATGAAGTAGAAGTTGAATATCCATTTGACTTTACATTAAAACCATCTGCAGGTGACTGGAGTTCTGATACAAATCAATTTATATCAACATCTGGATTTACATCAGAAAAGAAAATAAGACTACATGATTCTAATAGATATCAAAAATATTCTTATGTTGTAAAGACTGGACAAAACTTATCAGCGTGGGAAAATGTATTTAATAAATTAGTTCATCCAGCTGGCTTTGTCTTCTTTGGAGAGATTCTATTATTACTAAACTTATTAAGAAGTGCAAATGGTGATAATACAAGAAGCACAACTTATCAATATAATGGACAGATTAGTACAGGCTATGGTGGACAAGTATTTGATCCACCAAGATTTATAAAAGGAAGAGCCGCATTAAATACTGTTGGAGGATTTGGTAATGCAGTAACAGATGCTAAGGAAGTCGCCGCTGTTAATGCTACTGATGATTCAATTAATGATGGTAATATATTCCAAGTAATTAAAACATATGCAAGAACTAATAGACTTACTAAATCTTCAATGCCAGGATTACAGCCAGGCGTAATTGGAGTTGAAGATATTCCGTTACTTGTAGAAAGTTTTGTTTCTTTATTCTTACCTGAGGCCAGAGCCAAAGTTCATAAGAATGCTGTTGTATCTATTGCAGTAGGAACACAATCACCTAATGTAGGAAAGATAACTAGTATTGAAGTTGTCAGAAAAGGTTATGGATATTCATCAGTACCTGCAATTACAATTACAGGAGATGGTAGTAATGCAACTGCAACAGCTGTATTAAATGCAGAAGGTGAAGTTGAGTCAGTTACAATTAATAATGCTGGTAGTGGATATACACAAGGAGCAACTTCAGTTTCAATTGGAACTAATGCTAACGACGGTAAGCTATCTAGAATAAATACTAACTTAATATCTGGTACTAGAGGATTATTATCTAAAGATTTTAGAAGAGCACCATCTATTGTATTAGGTGCACCAACAGCTGTGGATAATAATGGTAATTTACTTGGAACAAATGTACAGGCCACAGCTAAATTTAATTTAGTTGCTACATCAGTAAACGGTGTGGAAATGTTAAATAGAGGAAGTGGTTATACTAACTCTAATCCACCTACTGTTACATTTGCTGCTCCGTCTAGTGGAGTAACTGCAGAAGGCATAGCAATAATAAATCCTCAGGGACAGATAGATGCAATCAGAGTATATAAACCTGGATCAGGATATACCGAACCACCAGCTGTGACTATATCAGGTGGTGCTGGTTCTGGAGCAACTACTAAAGTATATTTAACACCAAGTAAAATATCAGGCATATCTATTACAAATGTTGGTAATGGATATGTATCAGACCCTAGGGTAACTCTTGGCTCTAATGCAGTAGCAGAAAAAAGAGCTAAAGATACGTTAATGTATTTAGTGATACATTTAAACAACATAAATAGAACTAACAACAATTATTTTAACTTAAAAGGAGACAGCTTTTATAATTCAGCTAAACGGTTTAATAGTAATCAAAGAATTGACCTAATAGGTTCACAAACCATTGAAACTATCAACCAAAACTTTATAAATAGATATAACACTAGCAGTTTTATAGAAATAGATTAATAGGATTTAGATATGGCAGCAATAATAACAACACCATTTAGAGTTCTCAATGCAGAGAACTTTAAAGAAGATGTAGGTTCATCTTCAGTTTATCTTGGTATAGGAAAATCAGACGTA